GCCCAGTGACGAGGTAGATGATGAGCAGGACCTGCAGGCTAAGATACTTGAGGATAAGATATACAGCACTCACAAGGGGATGATTGAGATATATAGATCACAAATAAGTGATAACGTGCACAGGATAGTATTTGAGGCATACATCGACAAAGGATACACCACAGCTCGAAGCATGGCTAAGTACTTTGATATACCGGTTACCTCAGCTCACTACCTGATAACTGAAATTAAACAAAATTTACGCAATCTACAATATAGGTATGAGACTTTCTCAAATAATTAGCATCATTGCTACATTCACTGCATTAACCGGTGCGTTCTTTCTAGTCAGGGAGAACACTTCAATGTCAATGAAAGCTTTTGGGATATGGGTAGTACTATATTACGCATGGTTATTTTTAGAACAATACGAATATGACAAAGAAAGTAAAGAGTGAGCACCTGGGCACTTACATAACTAGGTACAATGATAAGGGGTTTGATATCTCTATAGTAGTTACTGAGAAATTAGCTGATAACCATGAGTACTTTACAAAGGTAGGTCTCGGTTATTTGTTTGAGGATGTAGAGCCTAAGAGTAAGAAATTCAAAGGAATAGAACCTGAGTCAGATGAGGCCTAAGCACATAGAAACACCTGAAGCAATGTGGGATCTATTTGAGGCCTACAAACGTTGGTGCAAGGAAAACCCTAGATACTCCTATTCACTATCTACTAAGACAGGTGAAGCTACAGCAGTACCATTAGAAAGACCACTTACTCAAGTGGGTTTCAGGACTTTTGCTGCTGAGAAAGGGCAAACAGTGAATGATTATTTTTGTAACAAGGGAGATAGATATTCTGAATATGCCACAATCTGCTCGCGTATAGAGGAGGCAATCCGCATGGACCAAATAGAGGGAGGTATGACCGGGCAGTACAATGCATCCATTACTCAGAGATTAAACAACCTAACCGAACGGGTTGACACCACAACCAAGGGTGAAAAGATAGACAGCATCAAGGTAACCATTGTGAGACCGGATGCAGATTGAGTTCATGTGTGCAGTGGTGGAGGATTACATCTACAGGATGAAAGGGGTACAGGTAAGGATAGATAGAAGAGCAGTAGCTGCAGATGGCAGGCAGATGGCTATGCTAATGAATGCATATCAGATAGCACATGGAGATAAAGAGCACAGTCATATTTGAGAAAAACTACGCAGCACTCAATGACCAGGATATAAGGTTTGTGATTAACGAGGGAGGCTCCCGTTCATCTAAGACCTACAGCCTATGTCAGTTAGTTATCATATACTGCCTGCAGAACAATAACAAGGTAGTAAGTATCATCCGTAAGACATTCCCTGCTCTAAGGGCTACAGTACTCAGAGACTTCATTGAGATACTCAAGGAACTCAACATCTACTCAGTGGAGGACCACAACAAGAGTGAGCACATCTACACGTTCCCTAATGGGTCCATTGTGGAGTTCTTTAGTGTGGATGATGAGCAAAAGATAAGGGGCCGTAAAAGAGATATAGCTTGGTGTAACGAGGCCAATGAGCTATACTTTGATGACTTCACTCAGCTGAACATGAGAACGGAGTCTAAGCTAATCTTTGACTACAACCCCAGTGAGTCAACCTCATGGCTGTATGAGCTACCTCAGGAGGAAAGCATCCTGATAAAGTCAACCTACAAAGATAACCCATTCCTACCTCAGAGTATCAGGGCTCAGATAGAGGACCTCAAGAGAACGGATGAGGCACTATATCAAATCTATGCCCTAGGTGAGAAAGCAATCAGCAAGAGTAACATCTACTCTAATTGGTCATTCATCCCTCATAGGCCTGCTAGGTTTGTCAACTATGTGTATGGCTTAGACTTTGGATACAATCACCCTACTGCACTCATGCGTGTCTATTGGTGTGACAACGACATATACATTGAGCCTGTGATATATGAAAGCTACCTGACTACACCAATGCTGATTGACAAGATGCAAAGCTTCAACGTTGAAAAGACTGTAACCATAGTAGCAGATTATGCTAGGCCTGAAATAATAGCCGAGCTGAACAATGCAGGGTATGACGTGCAGAACGCAAACAAGGTGGTAAAGAAAGGGATAGATAACATCAAGACATTCGGGGTCCTATGCCAGGATGATAAGGCACTCAAGAAAGAGTATGAAAATTACAAGTGGAAAAAAGTAGGGGATATGATAACGGATGAACCGGTCAAGATGTTTGATGATGCGATGGATGCAATCCGTTATGCCACTACTCACATCCGACAGGAGTACTATACGGATGACAGCTACTACGCATTTTAGAAACACTTTGCCTGCTTAGATTAATATAGGTATGGCAATGACATTACAGGCTGCACCTCAGCGTTTCACTCCAGCATACAATCCTATCAAGTTCATCTATGATAGCACCAACAAAAACCTAGCAGGGTTTAAGTATATCTTTGAAGTGTATCAATCAGGTACTGCCAATCAAATAGCAGAGTACAGGGTCCTACCTGTTTACTCTACAGGGTACGGTGAGATAGACCTAACCAAGCTACTTCAAGCCAAGGTTAGCTTTGACCTCAACCCAACTAATGACACATCATACAACGCACCTAACAGCTCTTACAAGTATGACCTTAAGGTAGGTGAGGAATATCTAACTACCACCTCATTCACCTCAGCCATGACTCAGTATGTGACTGCACCCTATGCAGGTACGGTACAGCTGAACGGCACTAACACATTCGCTGTTGGTGATCAGATAGTCTTGACTCAAACAGGAGCAGGTACAGCCAATGCTAACTTTGACGGACTGTACACTGTGCTTGTTGCTACCGGTACATACATTGTTATCAACTTTCTTTGGAGTTCAATCACCAACGCAAACAAGGATGTGGCAATCACCTATGCAGATGGGAGAAAGACCACCACATACAATATCATTGATGACCTGAATAACTACGTGTTCAATGGTGCATTGCCTTGGACTCAATGGCCATCATGGAATGAGAATGACTATTTCTTATTAACTTCAAGTGATAAGTTTTTGACCTCATGCCCTAAGAGTGAATTCTATTGTACCCTATCTCAAGACCTTTGGATGAATGCAGTCTATGGAATAGTAGGTGCAGGTACTCACAAGATTATATTTGAGAATGATGGAGGGGATATATTTGAAAAACCATTGAGTGCAAGTGGGTTCATAACAGGCAATGCAGTAGGTCCTAACAATGCAGGAACACTAACTGTAGTGTCAGGTACACTGCCATTGATTAAGCCTACCACACAATTCTATAGATACTACTATGAGTACAATGGTGCACAGGTTACACAGTCATACCAGGTTAACATAGATCGCAGAACACAAAGCCAAGAGTACAGCATCATCTTCCTAGACCGTTATGGTTCATGGGGTAGCTTTGCATTCACAGGTAGAGCATACCAAAGAGGCAACGTAACAAGAGAACAATACAATCAAGATGTACCAGGATATATTGACTCAAGTGAGTGGACCTATGACCTAACCGAAAGAGGATACACCAACACGTATGTAACAGTGGATGAAACTATTGACCTCAATACCGATTGGATGAGTGAGGACATGGCTACCTACTTCACTGAACTGATTAGCTCACCTTACACATACTTTAAGATAAGCAACTATGATGAAAGCTGTGACATACCTGAAAGCACTCAGTATGTGAGCTGCAACGTGGTGACATCCAACTATGAGTATTACAAGCAACGGAATAAAAATCTAATCAAGCAAAGCATTACAATCAAGCTTGCTAACAACGACATGGTCAATGGTTAGGATACAACTAGCAACAGGATACCTTGATGTTAAAGAGGGTACTTCATTCCCTTTGACATTTCAGGTAGGAGACATTAGAGATATAAGTCAAAGGAAAGGTAACTTTTCTAAGACTATTGTTTTGGTAGGTAGCAAGAATAACAATGACCTACTGAACCACTACTACGATGTGAACATTCAAGCAGGAACGTTTGACATCAATGCAGTGACTACCTGCTCAGTTATCCAGGATGGGATACCTGTCATGGAGGATGCAAGCCTACAGCTCACAGCTATTAAAAAGGTACAGCTCACTGAGCAGTATGAGGAGCATGTGGAGTATGAGGTATTGGTCAAGGAAAGCAAGGCCGATTTCTTTACAGCCATCAATAACCTTGAGCTAACCGATATAGACTTCAGTGACCTCAATCACACATACGATGCATTCAATGTGGTGAACAGGTTTACCAACACTGAGGTGGATGGCTTCAAGTACTTCCTCCCTGGTAGTGGGGATGCATTCTACAGCACTCAGGAGTTCAAGCCTGCTATCTTTGCCAAGACTTACTTTGACCGTATCTTTCAAGGTGCAGGGTTTACATACAGTTGGCCTGACTTGGTAGATGATAAGTTTGACAAGCTAGTCATTCCATACAATGGGGATACGGATAACTTTGACTATGCAGATTACACAGTCAAGGCTAATGCAGGACCAACCACTTACACCGGTACATTCTTTGCAGGGTCTGCTGAGTTTCAGAACTTACAAACCATAGCAGGATGGACTGAGACCGAGGACCCTCAGAACATATTTAACCCTACCACTGGAGTCTATAGCACCCCATTCAATATAAGTTCAAACAATGCACAGCAGTACGACTACAATGTGCAGATACAATATGAGATAAGATTAGTCAACTCTTCAGGTGTGACATTATACTCAGGGATGAATGGTATCTCATCTCCGCAATTTTATCAGCCTCAGATAGCACTCACTCAGAATGGTACTGTGTGCTACACTACCAACCTATACACCAATCCTGCACCACTTAACAACAGTGCTACGGTTACCTATGCAGTTCAGACTCCTACCTCAATACCTAACGGTACTACTACAGTATTAAGTCAAACAGCTGTATGTACTATGGCTTTGACTGCTCAGAACTTACCACAGCTATCTCAAGGTAGGTTAGCTATTAAGGTGCCAAAGATATTAACACCTATTACCAATGCTCAAGCTCCACTATGGAGAATAGGGTCAGCATCAGGAACTCCATGTGCATCTGGTCAGATTAAGATACAGGCAGTGATTACTAGCATTAACATTAGCATTACCCCATCCAATAACATTGTGGCCATTGGTGGTACTATTGATGTGAATGACTACGTGCCACAAAAGATAAAGCAGAATGACTTTGTTAAGGCTATCTTTAACATGTACAACCTGTATGCAGATGTAGATAAGAACCAACCCAATCAGCTCAACCTAATCCATAGGGATGCATACTACGATGCAGGCAATGAAGTAGATTGGACATACAAGCTAGCTAAGAACCAGGAGCAGTCACTTTCATTCTTACCGGAACTGACAAGCAAGAAATTAATACTCACCTATGCACCTGATACGGACAGCCCTAATGCTACATACACCACAGCTACCAATCAAATCTACGGACAAGCAGAGGTAGTCTTTGACAATGAGTATGTCAAGGATGTAACCACTAAGCCTGTATTGTTTGGTCCTACACCAATCATCCGTACACCATTCGGTGCATATGTTGGAATGATTGCAGGACAAGCACCTAAGACTAACCTCCGTATCATGTACGACAGTACAGCTGAGATAGGATTGAGTACCTGTTCACCATACCACATCTATGACTATGGCACAACGGGTATGACAGGTGTAACCACTTACCCATACGTTGGACACTTTGATAACCCACTTAATCCTACGTGGGATTTGAACTACTCGGTGTGTTCATTCTACTACTACCAACCATTAAGCCTAACTGATAACAACCTTTATAACAGGTATTGGAGGCGAACCATGGGGCAGATTAATAGCGGTAAGATGTTGACTGCATTCTTTAATCTCAAGGACACTGACATCCAATCTATGAAGCTCAATGACAAGATACGCATTGATAACTCATGGTGGAACATTAACAAGGTCATTGATTACGATGCCAATGCTAACAAGCTCACACAGGTAGAACTTATCTCAGTGGATAGTGAGGTGAACTTCATGCCGTTCATTAACCCATTCGGTACACCAGGTGTTGGACTTCCTAACATCTCAGCAATTCAGCAGGTAGCTAACAGCACCATTGTTAAGACCAAGAGCATGAACAGCAACGTGCTCACAGGTGGTGGTATCATTGGTGAGGTAGTGAACAGGGGTAACATTGTACCGGGTGGACTCAGAGTAATGGTGGCCACCGAGGGATACTCAGTTGAGGATGATGGTATAGTAACTGACAACCTTGTGGTAAGAGGTAGAATGAACGGCATACCGGTTGACCCATCTTATTACAAGTACACTGCATTGCTCACACAATCAGGAACAAGTGACCCTGTAGCCGATGTGAAAGAGGGTAGCTTTGGAGATATCCTATGGGTAAGAAACAACCAAGGTGAGTATGAGGGGTTCATACAAAATTGGGAGATAGGAACAATTCTAGCAAGTGAGATGACTGTCATGATTAACAACGTAAACTTTGACGGGGTGATCAGTGCTCAGTACATACCAAGTAACAATAGCATTTATATATTAACAACTCAGATAGGTGTAGGGTATGTAGACAACTACCTTAACTATACCACATTAGAAATAAGATATTACAAGCCATAATGAATGAAGTAGAAATACCTATTAAGCTTGGTGGCATTGGTGCCATCAAGGCAGAGCTCAGAGAATTAAAGGGTGCCATTGCTAACGCTACTGACCCTGCAGATATTGCCAGGTTAGCACAGCGAGCAGGGGAGTTAAAGGACCAACTACAGGATGCCAATGAGGCAGTTAATACCTTTGCGACAGGTTCAAAGTTTGAAGCAGTAGGTAACTCATTAGGTGGTATCAAGGATAGTTTAATGAGCCTTGACTTTGAGGAGGCTAGTGAAAGAGCTAAAGTGTTTGCTACCTCATTGGGTAACATTAAACCTGGAGATTTAAGCAAGGCATTCGGAGGACTTACTAGCACCATTGGAACAATAGGCAAAGCATTCATGTCATTAGGTACTACCTTAATGGCTAACCCTATCTTTTTAATTGCTGCAGTCATTGCCGCCATCATTGCTATCACTGTGGTATTGATGCAGAAGCTAGGCTATCTTGACAAAGTAGTTGAGGGTGTAGGTATAGCATTCGATGCAGTCATTGAAATCATAAAGGAATTCGGTGAGAGTCTAGGTATAGCAGCAGCAGAAAGTGAAGAGTTCAAACGTATGCAGGAGGCCAATGCCGAAGCTAATAAAGCAATGGAGGACTCAGCTGTTGGGGTGATCACTACAGTGAATGAAGTAGGCACTGCATTCGACCTAGCTAAAGAGGGAGTGATATCTAAAGAGGAGGCACTTGCTACCTACAACGAAAAGCTAGGTGATACATTTGGTGCAGCCACTACACTACAGGAGGCTGAAAGATTATATGTGGCTAAGACCGATGCATATATTGCCGCTACCATGGCAAGGGCTAGAGCTGAGGTATTTGCTAAGAAAGCAGCTGAGGCAGATGCTAAGGCAATCCTAGCTAAGACTCAAGACCAGACTACAGCCCTTGATAAGACACGAGACTTTGTTAACAGGAATAAGCAGTACATTGCAGCAACAGGTTTACTAGGTCAGGTGATTGTAGGAGCCAATGCATTAGCAGGTAATAGTGAAGAGACACTTGCAGCTAAGCAAAAGAAACGTGTTAAGGAGAAAGAGGCAGGCTTCAAGAAAGAGTCTAACATGTATGAGGAGGAGGCTAAGAACGCACTCAAGCAAGCAATGGAATTAGAGAAGACTAATAAAATTAACATTGATGGCCAAAAGAAAAAGACTGCTAACCATAAGAAAGAAAGTGATGCAAGAATTAAGGCAGCAGAGGCAGAGGCAAAGAGACTTCATGATATAGCTCTTAAGGAAAATGAGGAAAGGATAAAAAGAGAAGATGCTCAGTTCGACCTCATGAACAAGCTCACCATGTCTCAAAAGGAATATGAAAAGCAGAAACTTACTGAGGAGTTTGACAAGCAGATGGAGATAGCAGATGGGAATGCTGAACTTGAGAAGTTACTACTTGAGCAACTAGGAAAGGATAAGGCAGCCATTGACCAAAAGTACGCAGATGAGGCTGAGAAAAAAAGAAAAGAGGAAGAGGATAAACTAAAAGCAGAGGAAGAGAAAAAAGCAGCAGCACTTAAGCAAGCTCAAGATTTAATCTTCAACATGAATGCTACTCAAGAGCAGAAAGATATTAAAGCACTGGAGGAGAAGTATAAGGAAGAGCAAAAGATACTAGGTGATAATGCAGCTGCACAGCTACAGCTTACAGCTAAGTTTGAAGAGGATAAGAAAAACATTGAGAATAAGTACACCCTTGAAAAGATTGAGAACGCTAAGAAAGAAAGGGAGGCTAAACTAGCACTTGCATCCGATATAGCTAATGGCCTTAATACCGTAGGTGCTGCGTTTATCAAGGACCAAAAGAAACTAGAGAAGTTTAACAAGGCAAACGCATTGATACAAATAGGTATTGATACAGCCAAGGCTATCTCTGCATTGGTTGCTGCTTCACAATCCAACCCATTCAACGGAGTGACAGCAGGTGCTGCAGGTATTGCTCAGTTCGCTTCAGGTATCATTCAGATTGCTACCAACGTAGCCAAGGCCAAGCAGATATTAACTTCAGGAGGTAGCCCCTCTGCAGGTGGTGGAGGCACAAGCTCAGAGTCAACAGGAGGCGGTGCTAATGTAGCACAGCAAGTACCTCAAGCAGCTCAGTTATTTGGCTCAGCTAATACCGGCAATGTGATAAGTGCAGGAGGTGGTACAGCAAGCACCAACATGACTGTCACAGCTGTAGTATCAGAGACACAAATAACCAACGTACAAAACAAGATAACCAAGATTAACAAAAACGCTGAACTATAATGAACTCACTACAAGCAATCATAGATCACATTGAACTGTTTTATAACAATCACCTCCAGGTTAAGAAAGTAGGCAGTGACTTTAAGGAACAGCTATTTAACTTCGCTACTAAGGATGAGAAATATCCTATTGTGTTTGTGGTTCCTGTTAGCGTAAACCCTACCGAGAACACCTCAGAGTTTAACTTTGACATCTACTGCTTTGACATCATCCAAAAGGACAGGGCTAACATCATAACAATCCTAAGCGATACACAGCAGATACTCAATGACCTTTATGTTTACTACATGGATGGTACTGACTATAGCTTTGATGTGATTGGGATACCTAACTTCCAACCTTTGAACAATGATTTACTTGACTACGCTGCAGGCTATGTCATGAACATAACATTAACGGTTAATGATTGGACTGATTGTGCAGTTCCTTTGTCAGGCAATTAAACATTTCGGATGCTTAGAATAATATAGGTATGAGTTCACCTTTATGGTGGGGTGATTGGAGGCCAACCCTCACACCTCACACAGGAAATTTACAGCCTACTGACTTGATTGAATGTACAATGATGTCAGGTGGAGTACCTACTAACACTGTTATCACCGGTCAACAAATCATTGATGGAGCAGGTGGTGGTGGTGGCGGTGCTGCAGGGTACTATGCACAATACCAGGATGACCTTAGTCAACCATTAGGTGCAGTGAATGTAGGCCAACCTACTAAGTTCAGGACCATGGACTTCAGCAATGGGGTAACAGTCAACAGTGATACTGAGATAACCATAGCTAACACAGGAATATATAACCTGCAGTTCTCTTTTCAGTTTCAAAATATAGATAGCCAAGAGCATGATGTAACTGTATGGCTTAGAAAGAATGGCTCAGATGTAGCAGGTAGTGCAGGCTTTGTAGCTGTTATATCATCTCATGGTGGAATACCTGGTCACTGCATACCATCATGGAACTATTTACTTGATGCAGTTGGTGGTGATTTCTATGAGCTCATGTGGAGTGCTACTAGCTTGGATGTTACAATGGAGTACTATCCTGCAGGTAGTCCACCTCCTGCTACAGCATCTGCTATCTTTACCGTAACACAACAGGCAGGCATCATAGCAGGAACAGGAATGACTGCATTGAATGGCCTAAGTGCGGATATACAAACAATAAGCACAGGCACTACAGGTACTGACTTCAACGTGGTATCAAGTGGCACTGATCACCAATTCAATCTACCAACAGCATCGGCTACAACTAGGGGTGCATTGAGTACTACCGATTGGAGTGCGTTCAATGCTAAGCAAGCAGCATTGGTATCAGGTACAAACATTAAGACAATTAACTCAACATCTTTGTTGGGTAGTGGGAATATAACTACTAACCCTAGTACATTAGCTAGTATTAATGGTAGCAACCTAACAGGTACAGCTAATCAGATTAGTGCATCCGTATTGATACCTGCAGGTACGTTGGTAAGTAATAATACTATTTATATTCAAAGCTTATTAACAAAGACCGCAGGCTCAACTACTTCAACGGGTAGAATTTATATCAATACTTCAAATAGTTTGACAGGTGCTACACTACTAGCAACTTCTGCACAAATGACAGGTACTAATTATATTCAAAATTTTCGAAGAAATATATTTTTTGACGGAACAAATTTGAATGTGTATCTAACAACGGGTTTTGTTAGTTCGGATTTAACCACTGGTGGAATAGCTCTTATACCATTCAATTCTGCTACTGCTTATTACTTAATTTTTGCAGTACAAAATTCAACAACTACACCTGATAACCTTGGACATAAACGAGTAATAGTACAGATATATGATTAATATAAACGGAATAGAGTACACTATAACAGGCCCCATTGAGGTGGTCAGTGATACACAGCTGCATGTAGAAACTGATAAGGGTATCATTCTAGTGGATGATACAATGGAAATATATAAAGCATTAATCAATGGCTAGATACGCAAACACAGGGGAGTTCAATGTGCTATATCCTACTCGTAGGAAAATGGCTACAATACTCAAAAGAATAATTAGGAATGATGTTGTGGATGGTGAGGGTACACTCGTAGAAAGTATCCGTATCAATGCCAAGGTCACAGGCTTCCAAAAGTTGGAGATACAAATCGTGGCCATGTATTACTTTATATTCCTAAACAATGGTGCGTTTCTTTGGAATGGTGGAGTAATCACCCCTCGTGACTTCGTGGCACAATTTACGGATGAGTTAAACGCTGCAGGTATCACAGCAGAAATATATAGACAGTACACTGAATGGTTAACTAAAAAGTACCCATTAGTACAGGCTGTTGAGGTCCTTGAAAAACAGCAGAAAATTGTGTACACATTTGAAGCAGTTGACCCTCCTGCAGGATTTACTCCTGGGTTCCCATTAGATGTCTAGTTCTTTTTTCATAGACAAGATATTAAACACATAGACGAGTGGTAGGGCTCCAACCTTATCACTCTTGGTTATATCACCTTTGGTTAGATTGTAGATGGTTTGTTCCCATGACCACTTAGCAAGGCTTTGCTCTTTCTCAATTTCTTTAATCTCTTCAGGGTCCATCTCTTGACGTTCCTCATTGGATAGCTCTTCATCAAGTTCACCACTAAATAAGTTTTCATAGTTCTTAAGAAAGTTATCCCTGTACTTAATGAACTCCTGCAGGATACCATATACATCGGTGATTGGTAGGTCAAGGAATTTCTCAGCTCTAATGGTGCAGTCAAAGTCATAAGGCTCCATGATTTGCTCACCCCATTCGTTCACTCTAGTTTGCCGGTAGCAGATAGCACAAATGTTAGCTAGGTTATTAATGTAGTTATTGATAAAATAATAGTCAAGGTCAATGTACTCGTAAAGGGTTAGCTTATTGAATGGTTTGAACTTCATCCCTAACAGCTCATGCTTATATTTTTTGGATGGTTCGGAGGCACACCAACTGTTCTCTTGGATTAGTTCAGTGAGTTCATCCACATCAAGGTCCTCAATGACCTCAATGGGTTCATTGGATAAAATAGAAAGAGCCTCACTATTGTAGTAGTAGGCTCCCTGGTCTTTTGCTATTCCGTTAAATTCAATGAACTGCTCAACAGTTATATCACTCCACTGCTTGGGTACTTGCATTGTTCTTAACTTGTTGGCTAATTTTATCAGCAATAAAAATCAAATAAGGAATAGCTACATCTGCAGTTAACTTTCTAATTAATTTAGCTTTGTGTTTGATATGTGCCTCAGCATAGTGTTCTGCAGGTGTAAGGTCCTCACGTTTGAACATGATCGCTAACATCTCAGAGATATATCCTTTCTCTTTATGTAGTGCTACTTTCTCAATCATCTTAGTATCACGTACGGTCAACTTCATTTGTGCTTTGTAGGTGTAGCCCTCAAGCTCTAGCTCTTCAACTGTTGCATGTTCTTTCTGCTCAAGGCTATTAAATTCCTTTACCACATTAATAAAATCAGCAACATCATAATCCCAAAACTCAGACTCAGGTATCCCAAGATAAGCGAACACTTTAAGGTGTTTATCAATGGGGTCCAGGTTAGGGTCATTGTTGATTTCGGTAATAGTTTCAAACTGCTCAATGGTTATCTCATCAAGTTGGTTGGGAATATCCCTGTTAAGTACATTTATCATGTTGTAATTTTTGAACAAATATACGTTTTTTTTAATATAGGTAGATGGCAAAAGACAATATCCCTACCTATCAAATAACCATTGACCCAGCATACGCTGAAAATGGTGAGGACCTTGGCATTGAGCAGATAGCTTTTACAGCTACTCCTGCAATCAAAGTTAAGGGGATGGCATTCAGTGCTCAAGCTAAGCCTTTATTCTTTTCGGATGAACTCAAGTACCGTATCACTGCACCTGCTTTGATACCTATGGAGATATACCGCTTTGATGAGGATAGCAAAGAGGAGTACAATGTCAAGTTTAGCAAGGAGGAGATAGAGAAAATTCATGGCAAGTTCATGCAGCAGATGGTCAACCGAGACCTATTCAACCTGGAGCATGACCAATCTAAGACCGTTCCTGCCTATGTACTTGAGGCATGGATAGTAGATAACCCAAAAGAGGACAAAGCTTACTCATCATTTGGTATTGAAGTACCGGAGGGTACACTAATGGTAACAGCTCAGGTAACTGACAAAGAATACTATGCTGAGCTTGTTAGTCAAGAGCAGATAGGTTTCAGTATTGAGGGGTACTTAGGCATGAAATTAAAAGAGCAAAAACAATCCCAAATAAATACACAAATGAATGAGTTAATGTTGCCGGACGGCGAGCACATCATCAACGAAAAAATCTACATCGTAAAGGATGGTAAAGTAGTTGAAGTAAAAGATGTTGAAAAAGTAGAGGCTTCTGAGGAAGTGGCTCTAGAAGATACTGTTATCGAAGAGGAAGTAACAGCAGAAGTTCCTGCAGAGGAAACAACAATGGCAATTGACCCTGTAGTTGATGCAGAGGCAATCCTTGCTATTGTTAAGCCTGCAATGGATGAGCAAATGAATGCTTTGCTTGCTATGATTGCTGACCTTAAGAACCAACTTGAGGAGGCTCTATCTATGGAAGTAGAGGAAGAGGTGTTGACTGAGGCTGTGGCCATGAGTGCACAGCAAAGATTTTCTAGTGTAAACAAATTCATAAACAACAAATAAAATGCGTAAATTAAAATTCGACTTACAAGTTGACCCAACTGCTTTATTAGCAGCTAACCCTGAGGCATTCTATTCTCAAGCTTACTTGTCTGAGGATACTGCTGATAACTACCGTTCTTTGCCAGGAGTAAAGTACAAAACTAAATTAGCGACTGTTACTTTTGGTAACATCTTACAACCATCTACTTGTAGCTTTACTGCTCCTAATGATGATTTGAACGCTAAAGAAATTGATGTATGTGCTCTTTCTGCAATGGCTCAGATTTGTCAGTTTGACCTTGAGCAATCTTTCTTATCTCTTCAAATGTCAAAAGGATCTAACGGAGATTTCTCAGTTGCATCTTTCATGTCTTTCTACTGGGGTGAGATGGCTAACAAAATCAATGGTGATATCGAGTCAATCCGTTGGCAAGGTGACACTGCTTCATTAAACCCTACACTTGCTTTGTGTGACGGTTATGAGAAAAAATTAACTGCAGGTTTAACTGACCCAACTGATACAGTTATCAATGGTGGTACAGGAACAATCGCTAACTTCTCTACATTAGAGACTAAATTAGCTGCTGCATTTGCTTTACTTCCTGCATCTATTGCTACACGTACAGCTGATTTACGTTTGTACATGCCTACTCAATTAGTGAATATCTACCGATTAGGAGTAGCTTCAGGTAACACTCAAGCTTACATTACTCAAGATTTGAACTTAACTTTCTTAGGTGTTAAGATTGTAGTATGTCCTGGTATGTCTAACAACACTTTCGTATGGACTTTGAAAGATAACCTTATCTATGCATTTGATGCTGAGGGTGACTCTTCTGACCTACGTGCTGTTAACTTAGCTGATACTGTAGCTGAGCCGTACATCCGTACACGTGCCAACATGAAAGTTGGTTTTGAATATGTGAATGGTGTTGATATCGTTTACTACTCATAATAATAATAACCATGAGCCCTCTACCAAGGGGGCTCTTTAATACTTTAACACAATGGCTTGTCAAGCATTAGAAGCAATCGTAAAATCATGCGACAACAATAGTGGTGGTATTTATGGTATTTGGATTAACCAACAAGATAACATTGCATCAATCACTCCAACGGACCCATCAGCGGGTGCGGGGTGGCTTATCACTGCAATCACTCTAGCAGGTACTCCAGGTGTTCCATTTGAAAACTACTACGTTCGCAGAAACACATCTAACTTTACTGAGGATAGCACTATTGACCTAGTTAATGGTAGCTCATTTGTTACTCAGACTATTAACTTAATGTTCCACCGAAGAGAGGCTGATAAGTCTCGTGCTATTAAAATCTTAGGTGCAGGTCAACAATACTTGACTGCAATCGTATTAGATGCTAATGGTATATTTTGGTACTTCCCATACATGCAGGTATCTGCTACAGGTGAAGGTTCAGGAACAGCTCGTGCAGATGGTTCTAAGTATTCAGTTACTTTGGTAGCTGAGAATGAGTACCTAGCTTATGAGGTAGACCCTGCTGCTTTAGCATCAATTGGTATCACAGTTTAATATCCTGCCTCTCTATATATTAGAGCCCTGCCACATGGTGGGGCTTTTTTTATGAACATTTGACAAACCTAATTTAATATAGGTGTGATATACTTAGATCAAGGTGTTATTAATCAGTTTGTACTGACTCTTTCAGAGGTCACTACGGTTAGTACACCGCACTATTTGTTTGTATTCACTAATGAAATGAATACTACTAGCACACCACAGCTCTTTACATCTGCTGATACAAGTGCATACCCTGAAAGATACAACCTGTTTACTCTTGATGAGCCAACGGATATCTCACTCTTAAAAGGGCAGTACACGTACCAGGTATATGAAAGCTCAACTGCATTCGTTCTACCTCTTACAATAGCACAAACTACAGGTGTAGTAATTGAGGAGGGGAGAATGGTTGTAAGTGGTCCTGCAGGTACATCAATATATGACTAACTATGGCTTGGTACGAAAGACTATTTAACAGCAAACCAAAAGGCCCCGAAATGGTAGAGGGCTATCAATCATTCAGCACCCCATTTCTACCGGTAGGTAGAGGTAACTTGACACTGCCCTATGTGAATGGGAGATACGTGCAGGAGTCATGGGTTAGATTTGGTGAGGGTAACCTTTACCCTGAGATGCTCAATCAAATGTACTACAGCTCACCTTTACATGGTGCCATTGTTGACTTTAAGACCAACGCTGTTATTGGTGGAGGGTTTAACCTTACCACTGACAAGCTTACACCACAGGAAAAACTAGAGATGTTTAGCTTTGAAAAGAAAGCCAATCTCAAGCACACTGTTAAGGCAGTTACAAAACAGCTAATCATCCACAATCGTGTGTACTTTAAGCTATATTTTGGTGAAAAAAGAAAGCTAATCAAGATTGAGAATGTATCACCTGAGAAAGTAAGGGTATCACCATGCAGAAAGTTGTATTATTTATCAGATGATTGGAGTACCAGGATAGATACTGAGGTTATTAAGCCTTATCATATCACCTGTACGGATGAATGTCAACTATATTGCTATGAGGTTAAGTCAGTAGGTCAAGATTATTACCCACTACCTACCTATACAAGTGCATTAAACTTTGCTTTTTTAAGTGGTGAGCTATCTTACTTCGCAAAAAGTAACATCCAAAATAGTGTGTTCCCTAGCTTTGCTATGATGTTCCCTAAAAGACCACAGTCTGAGGAGGAAAAACACATGATCAAGGAAACTATTGACCGTCTTAAGGGTGCAGCCAATGCCGGTAAGGCAGTTGCATTTTTTGCCAATAGTGCGGACCAACTTCCAAAGATTGAAAGCCTACCAACTAATGCCAATGATAAGCTATTTCATGAGGCATCTGCATTGAACACTGAGCAGATTTGTTTTAGCCATACCATTGACCCTATCTTAATGGGTATCCGTACCACAGGTAGCTTGGGTAATGGTAGTGATATCAAGCAGGCCTATGTGATATTTGAGAAAAACGTAGTAATGGAGCTACGTCAACAGGTAGTTACTATCTTTCAGGAGATACTAACCATTGCTCGCATCCCTGCTGAGTTCACCATCAATAACTTTCAAATCATTAATGAGACCATTGTTGAACTTGAGGGTGATAGCTCTAAGACTAATGATGCATTGAACACATTGAGTCCATTAGTAGCTACCAAAGTACTTGAGACCATGACCATCAATGAGATTAGAGCACTTGCTTCATTGCCTCCTGTAGATGGTGGAGATGTTACACAAGCAGCTGCAACAGCAGCAGCACAAACACCTGCAATCTGATGTTATATTTTATCACTGAAACCTACCTTAAGACTAACACTCCGATAACAGCCAATGTGGATGTAACGGATGTGACCCCATACATAGCTACTCAAAGTGCATTGAGAATTCAACCTATCTTAGGCACTACATTCTACAATCACATGCTAACAGCATACAACAATCAGACACTTACACCGGATGAGATTGACCTAGTTGAGTTCATTCAGCCTGTTATTGCATGGAGAAGTGCTGAGGATGCTGTATTTGGATTGACGTATCAGTTAAAAAACAAAGGACTTCAAACACAAAACGGTGATTATTCTGCAAGCGTATCACGTTCAGAGGTAGCCTTTGGTATGGAACACTATGCACAGAAAGCTAGTTTCTTTGAGCAGCGTTTAATTAGATGGCTACTTGCTAACCGAAACCTGTTCCCTATATTCATATCCACTACCAACATGGATACTGACCTACGGCCAATGTTTAACAACTGCTCATGTATCACTCAGTATCAAACATCTTGCACAGGGTTATGTGGTAACTTCCTTGAGAATGGATACAATAACAGCATCCTAATCTTGTAATGCAGTCACAGTTTACCATACTACTAGCCACAATGAAAGCCAATTGGTTGAAGCTTACAGCTACCATTGGTGCATTCTTAATGCCTATTTCAGGCTTATTGTTTTTGGTAGGCTTTGTGATCGTACTTGATACTATCACAGGTGTATGGAAGTCAGTAAAAAACAAGGTTAAAATTACAAGCAGGGGCCTATCTGCAATCATTAGCAAGATGTTACTCTATGAGATAACTGTTATCATGTTCTACATGATTGACCAATTCATACTTAACAATATCATCCTGCAGTTTTTCTCAGTAGAGTTACTGCTCACTAAGGTACTTGCACTCATCCTGGTATCAATCGAGGTTATGAGTATCAATGAAAACTACAAAGCAGTGAAAGGCCTTGACCTATGGCAGGCTATGAAAAACCTTTTCGCTAGAGCTAAGGATATTAAAAAAGAGGTGGATGAAATTAGACACAAGCAAGATATTACAGGAACGCCTATCTAATGCTCAGTACTTCCATGAGGAGTCTGAGAAAAAACAAATCTATCTACACCATACTGCAGGCAATGGTAATGCTGTAGCTGTATCACGTTGGTGGAATAGTAACTCAGACAGGATTGCTACTGCATTTGTAATAGGTGAAAGAGGTACAATAGTGCAGTGCTTCAGCTCTAGGCATTGGGCTTATCACCTGGGGATAGATAGCCAAGATTTCTCAGCTCATGGACTCAAGTATCAAAACTTAAATAAACTTTCAATAGGTATTGAGGTGTGCAATTGGGGTCCATTAAAGCTAAAGGATGGTAAGTACTACAATTATGTTAAGGGAGTAGTGGACCCATCAATGGTAACTACATTAGAAACTCCATACAAGGGTAATATCCATTGGTACAAATATACGGATGAACAAATTGAAAGCACTCGGCAGTTAGTGGAGTACCTGTGTGATACCTATGACATTCCTAAGACTTACCGGTCAGAGATATTTAGCATAGATAAAGAGGCATTCAAAGGAACTGAAGGGATCTACACGCACAACAGTGTGAGAAAAGATAAGGCTGATATTTACCCATGCCCCCGAATGATTAAGATGTTACAAAGCCTATGAGATATTTAATACCTATACTCATCCTGCTATCATGCTCAGCTCCTAAGCGTGCTCAATGGCACTACAAAAAAGCATTAAAGAACGGACTGCAAGTAGTGCAGGATAGTGATACCATCCGGATAACAACAGTTGACAGCATCCCTGTTATTCACAATGACACTATTGTATGGGAAAAATTCTACACCACTAAGGATACGGTGATACAATTCAATAATGTGTACGTACCAAAAACAAGATGGCAAACAAGGATTGAGTATAGATATAAAACAAGAGTTGAAAGGATACGAGGTAAGACTATCTATAAAACTGCTCAAGCTAAAGAGGTAGTAAAGTACAAAATACTATGGTGGCCTATGATTGTTGCGTTTATTCTAGGGATATTGCTCCGTTTTTTAATTCAAAAGGGGCTACTAGATAGGATTGCCCTGCTATTTAAGCTATGAGAAAACGTCTATTTTATGACATTGAGACCTCTTTCAATGTCGGTGTGTTCTGGAGGACAGGATACAACCTAACAATTAACCCGGGTGATATCATTCATGAACGTGCAATCATCTGCATCTGCTACAAATGGGAGGGTGAGGATGAAATTCACAGCCTAACATGGTCCAAAAATCAGAGTGATAAGCAAATGATTGAAAAGTTTGTCAAGGTCCTAGCTCAAGCAGATGAGATAGTGGCTCACAATGGTGATAGATTTGACCTTAAATGGATACGCACAAGGGCTTTATTCCATGGCATTCAGTTTATGCCATCACCTAAGACCATAGACACTCTTAAATGGGCTAAAAAGTACTTTAATTTTAATAGCAATAAACTAGATTACATAGCTAAACTACTTAAGGTAGGTGCTAAGATGGAAACAGGAGGGCTTGACCTATGGAAAGATATAGTATTTCGCAAAGACCAGGAGGCATTAGATAAGATGGTGGCCTATTGCAAGATGGATGTTGAGGTACTTGAGGCAGTATTTGATAAACTCAATAGCTATACACTATCTAATCACAACTATGCAGTGCAGCATGGAGGCGATAAGTACGAATGTGCTGAATGTGGAGGTGCTAATCACAGGTACAATAAGAAAGTAGTTACTGTTTCAGGCACCGTACACCATTGGCTACAATGTCGTGACTGCAAGAAACACAATAAAGTAAATCATCTAGTATTTACTAAGTATCAAGAGTACCTATATACCCGTAAGAAAAATATATCTTAAGCTTATAGCCTTATTTTTGCGGTGATTATTCAGCTTATAGGCTGCATTCTTATTTAGACTCATTCTAAATTTGTGGAAAATTATGTAAAATTGTTTGCATATATGAAACTATTTGTATCTTTGTAAGGTATTAACACTTAAAAATGATATATGAAACAGTTTGAAAGAGCCCTTGACTTTATCAAGACACACGAAAACAACGCAGAGGTACTTGCTTTATTTCTAGAGCAGCTGCTTGTTGAAGCTACTGAGGAAATGACTCAGACAGCATTAGATAACACCGAAGATTTTTTAACCATTCTAAACGCTAACCGATGAAAAAAGAACTATTGAATGTAGTAGCAAGCTTTGCTGTGGTCGTGGGTACCATGGTAGCAATGTATAATGTTTTAATCTTAATGATATGCAAGTAACAATAGGAATTGAAGTAGCTTATTTTGACTATGATGATGTGCATGGTAACTGTGAGTTCAAAATAACTAACATAACCGATGAGGATTATGAGGTGGAGATTAGCAATGTGTTAGCTACTCAGGTGATTGGTGAGGTGGAGCTTGACTACATCCTAACTGATACCGAACTTGACCAACTCAAGGAAGAGATTATGTGGTGCATCCAGGATACCAACCTTGTAAGAGATATGCAGGACCCTATGAATTATTTTGATGAGGATGAGTGGAGGTATGATGCATAGAGATATATCCGAGATGGCTAGATGGTGGACCAAGCAGTCATTTGCAGGAGATAAGGGAGGCTCCTTTAATACCTCCCTATATTTAGAATACTTAAAATGTAAGAACACATGTACCGATTATTATACTTCTATGAAAGCAAGCTCGCAGAAAGCTATGAGTTCCCTACCAAAGCACTCTGCCATTGGAAACTCCAACAGTTCAGGGCAGCAGGAACTCATGTTTACGGACACTTTGTAATTGAGAAAGTATGCGACAAGATAAGATACTAAAAATACTATACCCATACATCCCTGCTAAGATATTAGGTGAATACCTAGGATTGACTGCATCCCAAGTGTACAATAGAACGTACAACAGAGGCATCAAGAAAGACCCTAAGACAAAGAAAGCAGTAAACAGGGCCCTAATGTTAAACGCAGGTAAGCATACGAGGTTTGATAAAGGTCATGTGCCATTCAATAAAGGCATGAAATGTCCTAACCTACTGCAAACAAATGCAGCTGCTACCATGTTTAAGAAAGGCAATAAGCCATTCAATACTAGGGAGGCCAATGCAACTAGCATCCGTAAAGATACAGCAGGTAGATTGTATCAGTACACAAAATTAGCAGATAGCGTATGGGTATTAACGCACCGGTTGATGTGGGAACAGGCTAATGGACCAATCCCTCCTAAGCACATAGTGAGGTTCATTGATGGTAACACCATGAATTTAGAACTGAGCAACCTGGAGTGCATCCCAATGAACAAAAACATGACTAGGAATACAATCCAACGGTTCCCAATGGAGCTACAGCAGGTCATGAAATTAAAAAGTAAACTTAATAAACAAATAAACAATGGCAAGAAACGGAATGAACGATCTTAGAGATCACCTCTTTGCAGCTCTAGAGAGATTAAATGATGATGAGCTAACACCTGAACAACTATCTACTGAAGTAGAAAAGGCTCAGGCAATTTCTAACCTATCTAACTCAGTGATAAACAGTGCCAAGGCTGAGGTTGACTTCATGAAAGCTACCGGCATGATAGCTACTACAAGCAACCTGTTCAAAGGAGTGAATGACCCTAAAAGATTAGACTAATGAACCAACACAAAATATATAGGGTACTAAGGCTATTAGCTATGCTGCAGGAAAAACCGAGAACAGTGATGGGGATGGCTAGGTACTTAGGCACCAGTGAACGAACAGCATACAGGTACCTTAAGCTATTTGAAAAGCTAGAGTATAATGTGCAAAGAGATATATATTATAAATACTTTATTGATAAAAAATGAAATACGTAAAATACTACAGAATGTGGCTTGAGGATAAAGTAGAGCTAGAGGGTGGCACATGGTGCTACATGGGGATGGATGAGAAAGGCTTTTTATGGCAGCTCAACTTCGCTTATAAAGAGAATGAACAACCTGAGACCTTAGAGCAGTACCTGCGATGGGGTTATAAAATTCAAGAGCTATGAATGAGGAACTATTCAAACTGAGCCAAGCCTTGAATGAGGATATAGTGGATATCATCCAAAAGTATCAGCTGAACACTCCTAGCAGAAAGCAGGAGATAGTAAGCAAGAGATACTACCTGTACAACTTTATGTATGAGAACCGGCACATGACCACTACCATGATTGGTCAGTACTTCAACCGCGATCATAGTACGGTAGTGCATGGGATACAGGAACACAAGTATTGGTACCATAAAAAAGACCATAACTACATCAAGATGATACACCCCATTCCAGAACTCATCAGGCCAAAACGAGTAGATATTAATATCTTTGATGTCGATGTTATGCCGATAGATGACGAAGAAACTAGGGTAACAATCACAGGTAACTTCCCTATTAAATTGTTAAAAAGTTTTCAAGAAAGAATGACTAAGAACGAACTTAGTACTACATTTGAGCTATCATAATTTTTTAAGGGTTAATACTAAGGAGGGGCTTCGGCTCCTCTTTTTTATGACCGTATGACGGTGTGACAGTTCTCTTATATAGGGTCCTTATAAAATACACCACTAAAAAACTTTGTACTTTGGAAAATTTATCGTCATATCGTCATGAAATCACTGAAACATAAGCCTACATTGGTTTATATCCATGACGATGTTTTTATTTTATCGTCATAAATTGTCTTTTTATCGTCATTAATTTATATTTGTAACATGTATAACCCAAAAATATCAGTTTTCAGGAGCTTGTTTAACTCCAAAGAAACACCTTTCACACTTGAGGCAATAGAAGTGTACAATAGAATTAAGCAAGGTAACCCCGAGCTGATTAATAAGATTAAGAAACTGCGTGCTGGAGATAGTGAAAGCAAGATGCAACTCATGGCAATCATGTTTAACGGCACATTCTCTGAACGCAAGGATGATGGACTCATCCAACACTCAGGATTGTGTGTCCTAGACTTTGATAAGTACCCTGACAAAGCAACTTTGACAGCTGAACGGAACAGGCTCAAGGAATGCCCGTATGTGTACATGATGTTCACTTCACCCTCAGGAAATGGACTTAAGGTAGTTATACGTACACCTGAAAGTAACAAGTTTGAACACAAACGGAGGTTTGAAGCATACAAGGAATATATCCAAAGTGATTATTTTGATGTAGCCAATAGCAATGTGAGCAGAGTTTGCTTTGAAAGCTATGACCCTGAGGCCTACCTCAATGAGTTCTGCGAGGTGTTTCAAGGAATTACCCAGGATAAAGGATACCACAAGGCAGAAAAGATAGCAGTGCTCCCCATTGCTAATGAGGACCGTATCATTGAGCTCAT